TTGAACTCCCTACAAAATCATTCGGTTTCTTCGCTTTTCTTTTTAGAACCAATATTATACTTGGTTTCTAGAATCCATTCACCTTTATCCTTATATGAAAGGACTTTAATTTGATTCAATGGTGCAATTTCCTGAATTTTACTGGCATCCACAATCGTAATCAAACCCCAATCTGCAAGAAGTTGGGCAATACGGTTTCGGCGTTGAACATCATTGACCGTTAGATTCGCATGTTTTCCGTCTAGTGCGAAAAGTTCTTTGAAACTCACGATATAATACTTACCCTGTTTATGTAAAATATGGCAAGATTGATATAGTTTCTTTTCTTTTCGAGATGCCACACCAATACGAGTAAGAGTCTCACGAACCTTCAGAAAGTCATCTGGTTCATTTAGAATGACCTCAATCATCATATTAGGCGTCCATCTTACCTCAGGTTCCTTAACGACGCTCATTTTGTTCCTCCTGTTTCAAATTTCGCTTTTATAAAAATAAGTTGGTCTTTGGTTAAAATTTTCAATGCCTCCATTGCCTTTTCATTACTATAGTCATAGTATTTCTTGACATATTCGAGGTTTTCAATTTTATCCTTGTGGATCCAGGGAGTATAACGCTTCCTTTTCCTCAGACTATTTATAAAAAAGTCATATTGCATCTTCTTTGGAAGAAATGAATTTTGATTCATTTCATTAACAAACATAATTGTATCAATATTACCAGATAGGCATTTATTGATAATATAAGGCGTATATTCTTTTTCCAATGATGGATCATCATCAATTAGATTATTCTTCGTTTGATTAATCGAGTTCAACCAGTGTTTAAGTTCCATATTATCGAATAATATCAATATCAGAATTAATTGACCACAATTCTAATTCATTTCTAAGTTTATCTTCAAATTTAAGTTTTTCAAATCTTTTGAATGCCTTTTTCTTCCACCATTTAATAACTTCAGAAGGTTCATACCCAAATTGTGAAATATAATATCTTTTCTTTTCAGTTAAGGTTTTTGCCTTCTGAATGCATTGATTAAACTCATTCAACTTTGATTCGCTTTTAAGTGAATTTCGAATAATTGAGATCATTTTAGTTTGAATTTTAAGTTTTTTTGATGACTTATCCGCAGAGATTAATCTTTCTCCATCATTAGCATTATCGTTAAACCACCAAAACATTTGACGAAAATAATCATCATGAAACAAGGGGAGAAAATTACTTTCTGTATCTCCTATGTGTCGAATATAAGGTTTAAGACCATCATACATGGATACTCCTTTTGTTGTACCGTATAGTGAAGTTGTTTCAAAGTATTGAAGATTAGTTCCATACTTATTATCAAATTGTCGTTTGAGTTCATTTGATGATGCCAAAAGAGCAAGAAGTTTTCCACCAAGATAATTATACCCAAAAGGTTGTACAGGAACAATATTGAATCCCATAACAAACTCATGGTTAATTTTTGATAAAGAAAGAACTTCACCAAAATAATCATTTCTTGGTTTTGAATTAATTGTTGGCGACCCAAATCTAATAACACCAACCACTTTATTTGTAGAATCTTCGGTAACAATCCATTTGATTGTTCTACCAGGAATTGCCTCTTCAATCGGATTTGATGCCGTTGAATTTAATATTTCTGAGTATAATCCCTGATTATATTTTGATTTTGGTTTAGAACTGGTATCTACTTCATGAATTGTGAATGACATATCAATTGGACTTACTGTAAAGTCCGAAAAGATCTCATCTTCAGGCCCAAATAATTTGCTAGTGGAATTCATCATTCGACTGTTCTTCACATATCGAATGTAATCATCGATGCGATTAAATTTTGAATAATAATCAATGAACTGATCTGCTGCCCAAATGGCATTCTCTTCAGATAATAACATCACGAAACCAAAAACTTTTTTTCATATTCTAGCAGATCTTCTGGAGTTTCTATTATATTTGTATCCAAAGGTACTGATTCCTTCCACCTACAATTTTTTTGAGGGCGAAACCAAAGATCAATTCCTAAATGATTATATTTTCTATTCGTGGGAACATGAATTAAAAAGTCTTGTCCATTATTTTCTGTTAGTGCAGAAAGAGAAAAATTCTCCTTTTGAGTAACCATAACAGTTTTACATGATTCCCAAAAAAGTTCCTCATAGACAGAATATTTGGAAAGATATCTATCTGGATTATCCATGATCATTCTTCCAACAAACTGAGGAGAAAGGCAATGATCATAAACAACTTTTTTACCATTAAGTCTATTATCCAATGCTTCTTTGCTTATTAAACCTGTAAAATTAGTAAGTCCACAATCAAATACACTAATATAATAAATTCTAGTAATTGGACGATAGTAGTTTGGTTTTCCCCAATCTTCTTGATTTGCATTCAGTGATCTAAAAGATGTTTTGCAATATGCTTTCCAGTCTTTTTTAATTTTCATAATCAGGTTTATTATACTTCAAGTATTCAAAGAATGTGAGTTTCATTTCTTTCTGTGTCATACCACAATGCTTTGCGGCAGCAGGAAGAGTCATTTTAGAACGAAAAAGACCCTCATTCGCCTCTTTTACATTTTCGGGAGTTGTTTTTACAGGTATTTCTTTTAATGACTTATAATCAATCTTATATGGATTCATTTAAACTCAACCTCACACATAATTTCAGTCAGTGCTGCTAGAAGGTTAATTTCTTGATCTGCACAAAAGGATGCCTGATAAAGATATTTGGCAATAATCAAAACCGCAGCAGGAATTGTTTGTGGAGTCAAAACATCATAACACGCATCATAAATTCCACGAAGAACTTTGTGGGAATCATTATCAATATTGCTAACTACCCATTTACGAACTTCTGTGAAGTTTTTTTCCTTAAGATGCTTGATTAGTTCATTTGTTCTAAGATCACTAAATGCCGCAAGAATACCAGAGTCAATTTTACCTCCTGTAGAATATCTTTGACATTCATTAAGAACACGCCTGAAGTCGGGAAAGTGCCTCGTGACCAGTTCAGCAACTACCTTTTCATCATACTCAATCCTTTCTTGATCCAGGATTTGAAGGACCCTCTTGAAGAATGCTCCTGCGAGTTGTTGCTTTTGCTTTCCTTTGATTGTGAAGTCGATGACTGCACAACGGGAATGGAGGGGTTCAATGATTTTGTTTTTGTAGTTACAGGTGAAGATGAATCGACAGTTGTTATAAAATGCCTCAATATTCGCCCGTAGTAGGAGTTGTACATCATTGGTTGTGTTGTCACTCTCGTCCACAATGATGACTTTGTGTTTAGAAGATCCCGTAAGTGAGACGGTCGAAGCAAAGTTCTTTGCTTGGTTCCGTACAGTATCCAAGAAACGTCCTTCGTCGGATCCGTTGATGACATAATAATCTGCTCCTAATTCATTACATAATGCTTTTGCGATTGTGGTTTTACCAATACCAGGAGGTCCTGCGAGAAGGAGATTTGGAATTTCTCCTTTCTCTACAAACTCCTTGAATGTTTTTTTAGTATCATCTGGAAGAATACAGTCATCAATTGTTTGCGGTCTGTATTTTTCCACGAATAGGAATTCACTTGTCATAATTTAGATCTTTTTTAAGAAGGTTGAGATTATCAAGATGTTTTTGATACAAAAGAATATTATCACACACTTCTTCTTTTGTCACATCGTTAAATGTACCAAAGTTAGATTCAAAATACAGTTGATTATCTTTTACGCATTTCCAACTTTTAAGTTCACTTTGAATTTGTTTTATACATTCATCAATAGTTTCAATAAGTGTCATAATTTAAATCCACGAAGGCCGTCTTTCGGGTATACGAAGGTAATTGTTTTTCACCCAAGGTTTGGATGCGATATACCTCTTGTATGCTTCAAATGTATCAATAGTATTATCGTGTTTCCATTCATCAGGCATAGCACGAGCAAATGGAGTTACTTCTGTAATCTTCCCCTTTGGGAAAAGATAATATGCCTGAAGAAGAGTATTATAACACGAATGAATCTTACCATAACGAAGTTGAAACTCATCGCATAGGTTCATACCGTGTTTGATTAACCAATAGGCATTATGAATGCTTTCTCCTGCCCATTTGGTGCAAGGGTGATTGCGAAAAGCACCCTTTTCAGTTGCATAAGGAGTTCCATCTTTCTTTGGAAGTGTTCCGTAATTATGATACCACTTTGATGCTACGATGGAAAGCATCTGGCAGCATTCAAGAGGCATTTTGTTTATGTGACGGTCAGGAAGTACGATTGCACTCTCTGCTGGAAATGGAGAAGTAATGAAGATATTCATAATCAAAAACAATACTTTTGAATCACATACTTGACTTTATCAGGTTTGTCCTCCATCCAAAATGCTTCTCGGTCAATTTTTTTCAATTTGTAATCAAATGCAACAACTGTTTTGAGTGCCTTTTCTCTTTCATAATTTAATTTCATTATTGATGGATCAATACCAAAGTCTTCTAAAAACCCATCGCCAGATTTACAAGATTGTGCAACATGAGTTGATTCATGAAGTAAAGTATCCTTTACATTTTGCTCAACATCACCATTTCTTTTCATTTTATTGGTACACATTGTTAGGATTTTAGTTTTAGAATCATAAAACCCAAAAATGTCATACTTTCGACATACAGGCGTATTTTCAACTACCCGAACTTTTCTAGATACCATATTATAGATACCAGTCAAATCAGGAGAAAGATA